GCGGGTCTCTATCTGGAACAATTGGTATAACTCTTACCTTCATAATTATTTATATTAATTTAAGTGCATCTTTTAATCCCTCTTCTAGAGCTTCTTCATATGTATATGACCTATACTCTTTTATTGCATGTAATTTTGAAAATATAGAATAGCTATATGTTTCCTTTATATAATCGGTATTTATAATTATTCTAATACCTTTTACATCCCTTAGCCATTTTTGTAATAATGATTGGGTTGGTTGCATTAAATATAAATTATCAGAATTTGTATAATTTAAATCACCCAATGTTTCATTTCCAACATTATTATCAAAACCGAAGTAACAATTTTCATTAAATCCTTTCTCTCTAGCCAATTTTGCTGTTTCAAATGAAACCAATTGTTCTTTCATAATTATTTATTTTATTAGTTATTTATTAACCTAAGCTACATTGGGTATCTGACACGTTTCCCACGTTATTTAAAGATTAGCGGGGCAGACTCATCTACTTAGTTATTAATGGTGTCTAATCGAGACTCGAACTCGAATGGTTAAATTCATTTACGTTGCTTCTACCCCCTAGTACATTTCAACTAGCTTGACAAGTCGTATTAACCTTTTGTTACCATGCAATAGCGTCTACCAATTCCGCCATTAGACACTTTTTATTCAATTAAAGTCGAAAAAATTGAATTATTTAATTACCAAGGTAAATCCTTTTTCTGTGGAGTTAATGAATTATCAGCAAATGTACCTGCTGGTTGATTTGCATCTGGTGACATAACTGCATCTGGTAAAATTCGCTCTAGTTGGTGTTTGGCAGTTATAGAAACTTTTTCTGTTGGTTTTACTATATTATATGCGCTAGCTATTTCAAGAAATGCCTTAGGGTAATCTTTCATACCATATGATACTACAACGTTACCAATTATTTCTCCTTTACTGTGACATCCTTTCATAACCAAATCAAGTAGTTCATTATATGTATCTACAGTGTCTGGAAATTTTACATCAAATAAACTACACAAATGCCTCATTTCTTTTACAAAAAATCCTTTAGCCTTATCTGAAAAGTCCTTATCTATGTCCTTTGAAATAAAACCATATCCCTTATTCATCTCTGCATCATTTTCATCCTTAAGTATAATTTTATACTTTGGAGATTTTTCTGACTCATCAGCTTTTTTTCGCTCTACACGAACTTTAACTCCATTTACAACACCAGCTACACCACCATTAAAGATTTTAACTAATGGTTTTTCTGCAAATTGTTCATCATTTAAATTAATTGCCATAATTTTCTATTATTTATTTATTTGTTATTAATTGTTATATTTGTTTATTTCATCCACTACTAATCCCATATCATTTAAGATATACATATCTTTAAACATTCCTACTGGTGATTTAGCTGGGTATTGGCCATCAAAGTTAGTAACAAATTGTTTTACAACTTTTTTTGTACTTTCATCCATTGCTTGTTTTCCATATAATACAACCTCAAATTTACCTTCAATTGTAATATATTGGTCTGTAGCTTTCCCAACGGTCTTGGCCTTGTAGGACTTATTAAAACCATCATCATCTGTTTCATAATGCATTAGAACTATAAAATTTTTATCTTGTGGAATTGCATAAGCTGAGTCAAATATACCGCCCATGAATAGGCCTATATTTTTAAATACATCATACCCCTTCGCAAGAGCATTTTTCATATAATAGTCTTGCATCACGTAATTCAAATCGTCTATCACATAGGTAGTTATGTCTGGACGATTGGCTACAAAGTAATCAATATTCTTTCTTATAACATCTCCATTATTACTAATAAGAAAATTACCTGTTGTTGGTGGTGCTCCTACTGGAACGTGAACATAATCTTTTGTCCAACCCCTAAATGGTAATCCTTTATTAGTTACCGTAATTAAAAACGTTTCTTTAGGATTTAAACCTTTAATTCCTAATTCTGGAATAGCTCCGAGACTGGTACTTTTACCAAATCCACTAGCAGCTAATACTAAAACTCTTGCCATATTTTATTCTCTTTTAATTTGTTTTTCATCAATTTCAACTATTTTTTTCGCATCAGATGGTTCAAATACTTCTCCGTCTAAAATCCAATTTGAATTACATGGATTCCACCACATTATATCCCAATCTTTACGATTCCTATACTCAATAAAGCACCAATAATACCCTTCTTCTCTTTTATCTACCATATTTATTTAATTAGTATATTTTAATTCTTCATTTCTATAACCATCTATAGCTTTATAAATGTTTTGTCTAGCCTCTGGACTAGGATTTGGTGGTAATTCTTTAAAGAATGAACTAGCACCATTAAAGAATAATTGCTGAGTTATATTAGACCTACCATTTCTATTAAGAATAATACTTAATTCTCTATGATAATCTCTAATACGAGTTAAATCCCAATTCTCATACATTTCCTCTTTATATTTATAAGGTGAAAATATCCCCAACATAAGACCACAATCCATACCAGAATCTCTATTGCCAGTTAATCCCTCTCTGCTTGGCCTAACTTTATCTAAAACAGTATCTCCACGATTAGTAAATTGCTGTTCAGTTGCAGAAGCGGACTGTTGCTGTATGAAAGTAATTGCATATTTATATTTATTTTTAAGTTTTATAAAGAAATCACTTGATAATATTTTTATACAATCATATAATGTTTTACCTTTTTCTGACAATAAAGTAGCATGGTCGACTATTACTTCAACAATTTGATTTGGATTATTAGCAACATAATCTTTAATAATTTTATGCTTAGTTCCATCATCCCATTCAACCTCTTCATAAATAACCTTTCCATTATCTCTAGCATACTTCTCGCATTTAACCATTATTGAAGTTGGAGCCTTAACATTATCTATAATCTCAACTTTACTTTCAAAGAATTCAAAGAATGTTTTAAATTCAACAGACTCCAGAATGGATAATATTCTGTCATCAATTGTATATCCTTGAAAGATTGACATTAAATGTAATGGACTTATAACGATGTTATATTCCGAAAACAACCTATATGACATAGCTTGAGCTAATTTATCTTCCCTAGATATTTCTAATGAAAAATATAGTATCTTTATATCTAATCCACAATCAGGATTAGCTAATAAATATTCTATAGGCTGAAACATAAACATGAAGTCACATAGCTGAGTCTTGGATTCTTTGGTTCCAGAGGTTATGATATTGTACATTCCATGTCTTAATCCTGGCAACACTTTACTCAATGATGGCATTCTATGAAATGGTATAGCTAATAATTTACCAGACTCCTTAACTTCTTTATTGCTTTTAATCGTATTAAGGGTTTCATCATATAAACTCATATCTTCTCAACATTTTCACTCCATAAATCTATTGGAGTACTATCTATAAACTTTTCCCATCCTCTTTGATTGACATATACTTCCATTTTGCTAAGGAACTCGCTAGCTCCTCGTCTTTTAGCATCATATACCATATTCTTAGTAGCATTCACCACCTGTTCATGGTCAGTGAGATTTTTTATTACAGAAGTATACTTCCTAAATAATGTTTCATAATCTCTACTTAACTTTCCCATGACTATTTTACCCTTACTTCTCAATATTCTACCACTTGGTGTCTTATGAGGATATAGTTCAAATAATACATCGAAATCACTTTCAGACAATGCAGTACTAGCCTCTTTGAATACTTTCTCACCCTTTGAGGTAAATTTCAGTGACTCTCCATCAACCATTAAAAACCCTTTGGTAATTAATGATTGAAGGCAAGCCTCTGTGGAAGAGAAAGGAAATTTTATATCATCCATTATTATTAGTCGCAACTTCAATAATGTAAGATATTCATTGACATTTAAGTCAAGTTTTAATAATTGTAATAAATTGATTTCTACAACTTCCATCATAACATCTTTAATGTTTCATCATTCTAATTCATCATCTCATTAAAGCTGTCACACTACATATTCTTTAAATTCCTCTAAGCTGTTATTCATGTATATTTCATCCTGTGTATTCTTGTAATAGAATATATGTATAACTGGCTCTTTCTTTCGTAAACTTCGACCGACCATCTGCAAACATGACCTACTCTTACTATCGAGTTGAACAATGATTGCATTAGCATCTACGAGATTTACACCTTCTCTTAGCATATCAACTACGAATAGTTGATTTATTTTTCTATCATTAAAACTGTCTATGATTTGCTGCGGATTACTAATCTTTGAATGAACTATGTTTTTAACGCCACCTAATTCATTACACTGTTTAATACTCCCAGCAAAACATATAAATCTGTCTTGATAATTGTCAATTACTTTTCTAACATACTTAGTCTTTAACCCTGCAATAAATCGTTTTCTCTGAGTTGCCTCAAATAACCATTTATTTTTCAAAGCTAATTGATTGGTCTTATAGTACTGTAATTGATAGTAATCTATTTGACCACAAAGATACGAATATTTTTCCAATTCCGTGCAAACTACCTCAAGATTAACATCTTTATAGATTTTTAAAAAGTTCCATCTTTCACTATACCTACACTTAACATTAACTCGTAATGGCTTACTACCTTTAGTAATATTAAACGACTGATTATTCAGTTTATCATCTAATTCTAAAGGCACTAAATGTATCTTTGGGGTTGGTAATATGTCTGACTCAATTGCGTCGCCTAGAGAGTACTTAAATGAAGTAATTGGGCCAATAGTATTACTAATAGAATCTACTTCTTTGTTTGACATTGTAGCCGTTAGGAGTAGGTTTTTCTTAGTAATAATAGTTTTAATAGCCTCGATATAAGTTGGAGCTGACATTCTATGACTTTCATCATATATAACACCATCCCAATTAGTTGATTTATACTTCTTTAAACTAGCATAACACACAAATGTAATGTTTTGTAATACATCATTAAACTTATGTTTTATTGCATCATCTATCCAGTTCTTAATATGAGCCCTCTCAGCAACTACAACTAACCATTTATTATTGAATAAATCAGACGTATCTCGTAATATCTCTAATGATATACGAGTTTTCCCCATACCAGTAGGAAGCAATATTGCAAGATTCTTACACTTTCTCGCAATTTCAATAGCTTCTAATGTAAGTTGCTCACGATTCACGATTACCAACTATCAGTATTAATAACTTTTTTTACAATTTCTGCTGGGATTACTTGTCCACTTCCCACATGTTCTTCTTTGGTATCAACTATTATAACTTCTGCTGGAGGTTCTGGTAATACTTCTGCACAAACCGACGGTAATTCTTTAATAACTTCACCTATTTGTGCAATATCTTCAGCATGAATAGCTTCAATAGCAGCTATATCTTCGTCTGTTGATTCTACAAATGGATAAAATCCAGCTTGCTCATCACTAGTAACTTGTTCTTCTGGTACATTAACTGCTTCGACAAATTCCACACCAACATATTTATAAGCACCATCATCTTCAGTTAAATTTAAGTAAAAGTGATTGTCTAAGCTTGCATTTAACTTAAATTGCTTAGCTAATCTATTTGCCAATAACTGACTACTGAAATCATTCTTAGCAGTTACATTATTGGTATACATATCTTTGGTATCCATATTGGTTAGTAAGATATTATTACTATCATCATAACCATTAGCTATTTTACTTGTATTAGTTGTGTTTAATGGAAATCCAAATAACTCCATAGCCTTTTTATTAAGACTAAATTTGTTATCAACCAATGTCATTACTGCATCATTAGGAAATAATTCCTCTTTCTCTACTCGTTTCTTTAATGTTGTAAAAATCATAATTTTATATTGTTTAATTGTTATTATATTTGAAATCCATCTGGATATTTAGTGTCCTGCGGTTCAACTTTAGCACCTCCAGAAATAGTAGATTTACCACATTTTGGACATTCCATATTAGGGATAACATTTTCATGATAATAATTATCATCGTAGCCGCCTTTGTCAATGTCTTTAGTCCCACAAAACTCACATATCATTTCTGCTGTAAAATCTCTTCTGTATTGAGATAACATTTTACTTATTTTCATTATTATCTAATTTAATTTGTTCTTTTAAAAATTCAGAATATTCTTCCATAGTTGGACCAACTGCATCATGGATTTTAGATTTATTCCAATCAGCTTGAACTTGTTCTGGAGAAGTATTTTCTAAATACTTTCTTAATTTATCAACCATTGAATCCATAATTATTCTATATTTAATAATTCATTCATTTTCTCTCTCATTGAATATAAATAACTCTCTTGTTGAATATAATTAACAGTTTGAGCATCTAATTCGTCATTCTCTACAGAATAGATATAATCTATCACAAAATCATCCATTATAATGTTGTTTTATATCTTTTTATTAAAACCTTTAATGCCTCTATTGATTTTTCACCAACCATTCTATAGTCTAGCAACTTATTAAAGTCAATATCTTCAATAAATTTAGCTTTGGTAGTGGATTGATATACAACTATAGCTGTATACATTGAGGGTTGTATTAATTTAAACCCCCAATCTAAGAAATTATCAATATCTACCTTACCAAAATTATTTATGAAATTAACTTTATCAAATAGTTGTTTGTGGTAATTATCAATAGTTTCTAAGGCTTCCAAGTATTGTTCTTTAGTAATAGCCTCCATTAAATACTTTTGTTAATTTATACTTTAAAGTTAAATAGCTTCGTTTTAATTGGCCACTAACACTAAGTCCACTAATATCATTAACTCCATACATATTGCCATCATATCCCTTATAGCCACTAATAGTTTTAGCCTCTTTAATGGCCTCTTTTAAATCTTCTTGGAATATATCCAATTCAGATTTAATCTTCAATAATTGTTTCAGATTCATTTTCTTTCATTATAAAATATGGTACATTATTTTCCATTATTTTCATATCGGAATTACCCAATACTATTTGAGCTATTACTGGTTGTTCTGTAATAAGCAAATCAACCGTCTGTTTCATATAAATTTCCATATAATATTGTTTGTTTAAAATAAAAGTTATCTAATAATAAGAAGTATAGCCTAAGATAAAATTAAAGTTAATGTCAAAGACCTCTCTTGTCACACAGGCACAGTTAAAAATAAAGTGATACCCAGTTGTCGATTCGACTTTAACTTGTGTATCCAGAGTAACATTGCTGTCCTCACTAATTTTATTTTACAAGAGAGCGATTTTTAATTTAATTTGTTCATTGCTTATATAGCATAAATGTAGGGGGCTTGAAGCCGTCTTAAATGTTATGTTCTTATTATTAGATGTAAAAAGTAATAGAATCAGTTTATACCTATCTATTACTTACCTTTTATTTATTATTATTTTACCAAAAACATATCTACAATTGATTGAAATCTAGCATCAACTTGAATTCGTAATGCTGAAATTCTCTTAATCTCTTGTTGGCGATATTCTTCAAATTTATTCTTAACTTTAGAAACTTCATTATTATAAACTTCCATATCTTTTTTATATTGGTTATTAATAATATAGTTTTCATCATTAACTCGATTTGATTCAATCTTATTAAGACCAGCAATACGAGCATTTTCTTCAGTAGTAAGATTTTTGACCTTAGCCTTAAAGTAATTAGTACGCTGTTCATATTGTCTATGAAGTGTAGCTAATTCTTCGTGTATAGCAGATAATTTTTCAGAAGTATGATTAGATTTAATTTCAACTGGGGTTTTCTTGCCAGTTTCCAATTCCATCCATTCAATACTCTTCATGTTAACTGTCTCATTACGAAGACTTTCAAGCTTAGAACCTTTATGAATGAATTTACCAATATGAGCAGCTAAAGCTTCTGATTGATAATATTCATTAAGCTCATTCACTGATAATTGTGACCAGCCAAATGATTCATCAACTTGTCTTGAAAGATTGCTATCTATGAAATCTGGTTCAATTGGCATTTTAACTATAGATATATCAGCTCGTTGATTCTTAATACTTTCTAGCATTACATCTTTAGCCTTAATATTCTCCATTAAAAATGCTTGACAAGCATGTAATGTACCCTTCTCGATAAGTAAATCTTTTGTATTTAATGGTAATTTAATCCCAACTTGAGTTAAATATCCCTTGCCATTATGAGTAATAGATTTTTCACATGAATTAACTTGTGATAATTTATTTTCTATCTCAATAGCACGTTGATTACAAAGATTCGATATTGATTGAGCTTCTGATAAACTTAATCCTTTTGTTGATAATGAATTATTTTTCATTGTTATTAATTTAATTATTTAATAAATAATATGCTTCCCATATACCAGCTTCTAAAGCCTCTTCGTAAGTAAATTCATTCATTTTATTAGAATCGTTTTCATTAGTAAAGTGATGATATTCATTTTTAGAAATCTCATGTCTTATTTGATAAAAATTTGATTCTAAAATCATACAGTAATAGACCCATAAATGGATATTTCTCTCTTCTCTTAACCATTTCTTAATATCATATAAATGATACCCATTATTACTACATTTACAACCTATCTTATTGAAAGATTGTATTATATCTGGTTTTATTTCACTCATAATTCGATTA